AACATCTAAAGTGATATCACAATAAGGTCAATAGCTTTTTAAATAAAAATTAACAAATAATTAATAAAAGTTATAAGTTGTTGAAAGTAAAGGAAAAGAAAATGAAATATCAGGGTAAGGCTGTAGAGAAGAAACCGTTAGTGGTTCGCTTGCCGGTTGGTCTTAAACATCAATTAGACGTTGAGGCGAAGCAGCAAAACATTTCGCAAAGCCGTTTAGCTGTTGAGTTTATCCATGAGGGTTTAAATCAATCGGTTGTTGATTTATCTGATGAGGCTGCTGTTTACCAGGAGATTGAAACAGATAACAAAGTTGACCTGGAAGATTGGTTAAAACGGATATGAACGAGATCCATATCTTTCTACCTGGTCAACCGATTGGCAAGGGAAGGCCAAGGTTTACCAGGATGGGGCGGGTTTATACTCCAGAGAAGACCAGGCGTTATGAACATCGTTTGGCTGCTGAAGCATCGAACTGGATGGTTTTACGGCAGCTAGATCCGATTCAATGCCCTTGTAAGGTATTGATCAAGGCTCAGTTTGAGATACCAAAGAGTTGGACAAAGAAAAAGAAAGCACAAGCGGCTGCGCTGGAGATCAATCCAGGCAAGCCCGACATCGATAACGTGGCAAAGATCGCGCTCGATGCCTTAAACGGTGTCGCTTTCGAGGATGATAAGCAAGTCTATGATTTAAAGGTTATCAAGAGGTATGGAGATCCGTGTTTAATTATCACGGTTAGTTATTGAAAGGCTGGCGCAAGAGAGATAAAAGCGCCAGCCTGACAACATTTAGCATTATTGGGTGAAACAATGCAGGGATAGAATACACATTCCTTGCCAGAATAAAAGGTAAAAAGATGGCTAATTTTCCAGCAATGCCGTTATGGACGGACGCTTACATCGCTGACACGCAACACTTGAGCAATGAGGAGCATGGCGTCTATCTCAGGCTGTTAATGTTTGCCTGGCGAACTAAAGATTGCTGCCTTCCAGATGATGATAAAAGACTTGCTCTGATGGTCGGCGTAACAGCAAAGAAATGGCTCAAATTAAAGCCGGTAATTATGCAGCACTGGGATCATAGTGATACCGGTTGGACGCAGAAAAAGCAACTAAAAGTGTTCCAAGCCGTCAGCAAATCGGTAAACCAAAAACGCTCCGCAGGGGAAGCGAGTTGGAAAGCTAAGTCGTTGAAAGATAACGAACTGGATGCAACGGTCGTTATAACGGAGGAGGTAACGGGGAGGGTAACGGCTGGACAACGAACCAAAACCAAAACCAATATAGAAAAAATAGATACTAAAGTATCTACAAAAAAAGGGACGAGATGGACGGATAAAAACGAGGTAGAAGATGCTTGGATTCAGTGGGCAGTTGAGCAGGGTTTACAGATTGAAGATGCTTACATTCAAGCAGCTAGTTTCTCAGACTATTGGATCGCAGTAACCGGCAGCAAGGGAACCAAGCTCGATTGGCAAGCGACCTGGAGAAACTGGATACGCAACACAATGCAGAGAAAACCACCAACGCCCATAATCAGAGCAGTTGAAGATCCGACAGTCATTGACAGCATTGTGGCTGATCTCATAGAAAAGAACGGAAGGGGTATATGATGGATTACGGCAAGCGAATAGCAATCGTCACCACCGAAGTACAAAAGCTGCTGAATGGATACGAACCGCCCAGATCGAGGGCAGATGATCTTTCATGGCAAAAGCAAGAGATATCAGACGTTGCAGACGCAGTGAATAGCTCAATCCCAAAGGATGCAACAGCAGAGGGCATCATCAGGCTATTCGAAAGAATGCGCCGAGATCTCAAGAAGTCAGCTAAAACCAGAGCGTGGCCGATCACACGCGAGATCGTTGAAGCAATCAAAGAACGCACACCCAAGAAAGACTTNGAAGCATCGCAAGTGGCAGCTTTCGACAGCGACACGATAGCAGCCAAGCGCATCAACAACGGTGAGGGCGTTGCAGAAACATACATAATCGGATCAGCAGCAGCCAGGCTAATCGAAAAGAAACTGATTACAGCCAAAGCCCTGGAAGGTTACAAATACTCAATCGAACAAAACAAGCAGCCAGCTAACTTCGATCCAATCGAGGAGAACCCGTTTTGAGACCCAAGCAACTTAAAGCCAAAGATCTCAGAGCGTTCACAATCGTACCAATCCGAGCGCTGGGCGATCCAAGAGTGTCAGCGTCAACCTTCAGAGTTCTAGCAGCTTATTGCTCATACGCTGACCGAATAGGTAGAACATTCGTATCTCAAGGCAGACTAGCAGAAACCCTGGGAATAGGTAAAAGCGGAGTATCATACCATGCCGTTAAACTTCGCAAGCTGGGTTATATGGTTTACTGTAAGCCGTTCTATCCTGGGCAGAGGTCAACATCGAACCGCATCGTCTACGAACCACGCATCAAGCTGGAAGAAACAATCAAGTCCTCATTGTCAGTTAAACACCAGATGGAGATTTCAGAAGCCGAATCAATGCTAAAGGATCAGATCAAACAAGGTAAGGCTGGGACTAACAGCGGGACTGATCAGAGGTTATCTAAGTTAATGGTTGAATTTCAGTGTCTCACAGCAGAGTTTTTTACAGCAGCAATATCGCAAGGTTGGTGGATCTCGCATGATCAGGCACAAAGATCAGCTAAGATGCTGGCTAATCAGGCCGTAGAGCTACTGAGAGAGCCGCACAGCAACGAAACAGGTGCAGCATGAGCATAGGTAGCCTAGCGCATGATAGCATAGCTCAAATCGAAAAAACGACACCCCTTGCCCCTCCCCCTCGCGCGTCTGTGTATGGGGATCTCACGCAACTATTTTCCAAAAAACCATGAAAGGAGCCTAATATGGCAAAAAGACCAGGACTATACGCGAATATCCACGCGAAGAAGCAACGGATTGCTGCTGGTAGCGGCGAGAAGATGCGCAAGGTTGGTAGTAAGGGTTCTCCTACTGCTGATGCTTTTAAACAGGCGGCTAAGACCCGCATGAAAAGGAAGGGATAAGCTATGCCTATGGGTAAAGGGAGTTATGGGAGCAAGGTTGGGCGTCCGTCTAAAGCGGATAAGAAGAACCCTGCTTTAAAGAAGGCAGCTATGAAGAAGATGGCGGGTAAGAAGAAGAAGTAATGCTTGACCCTGGCGATCCTTTGTCTGTTGTTAGTTGGCAAGTTAGGTCTGATGGTCTTTATGTTTGGCGCGATGCTGAATTGATAGCTGTTATTGGGCATGATTTGTTTCCTAATATCATTGAGGACTTAGCCAGGGGATTGCTTCGTGAAAAGCACTGTATTTATCACTAGGTATTGTAATATCGTTTTGATGTGATATCGTTATTTCATTGCAACGCGATATAGGAGAAAACAATGTCGAAGCGATTTAGTGTTGTGCAAGCGAAGGAAGTACCAGGTCGGGATAAGCCTGTTTGGTTACGTCATGGTATTGCTTTTGAGGGTGAGAAGGGGATCAGTATTAAGCTTGAGAGCTTACCCCTTCCTAACAAGGATGGTGAGGTTTGGTTAAAGTTGTTTGTTGATGATGGTAATCGTCAGCAGCAATCTACACCGGCTGCTAAACCTGCTGATTTAGATGATGAGATTCCATTTTAATGGCAAGAAAAAAAGAGGATAAGATTAAACCTATTCCTCCGGTTGGTCGGTTTGGCGGTGCGCGATTGTTGCAGCGCCGGATCGGTCGGTCTGAAACTCTTGCTCAGAACAAGGAAGCTGTTGCTACTGAGTTGATTGCTATGGGTACTGCTCGGATTACCGATATCATTAATCTTCATACTGGTGAGGTTAAGCCTATGGCTGATATTCCAGAGGAGGCCCTGGCATCGATTAAGAAGGTTACTGTTGGTCAGTATGGAACAACGATTGAGTTATTTGACAAGGTAAGTGTTCTACGCATTTTAGCTAAAGCTAGTGGGCTGCTGGATGTTGAGAGCAATGTTGATAAGCCTTCGATCATTGGGATCAATATGAAGGGTCCGGAGATTACCACGACTTATGAGGCTGGCGATGAGTAATTTACCTAGCATGGATTTAGACTTTTCTAAGTCTGCTACTGTCTGGAAATTTCTACACGATAAATCTTTTGTTCGTGGCCTGATGGGTCCGGTTGGATCTGGTAAGTCATATGGTTGCGCTGCTGAAATTATGCTTAAAGCTGTTCAGCAAAAGCCCTCGCCGCGTGACGGTATCCGATATTCTCGGTTTGTTGTCGTTAGAAATACCTATCCAGAGCTAAGAA